CAGCCCAGTCTCTCAGACCTATGATAACGGGTAACGTTATCAAACTGTAGCCCCCAGCACAGTTCCGTCGGCTTCTCCAATATGAGCCAGGCATTGGCCCATCTGATAGTCACCATTGACAGTATTTGACTCGAACCTAAATCTCAGTTCTCGACGAATTTCTTTAAAGAATACAACTTGCTCATCAGGCGTCGTTGCAGCATCTGTGAATACTTTTGGTTCGCTATAAATTTCTTTAGATCTCGCATTTGCTCGACCCACAATCTGGACAGTCATGTCACCAGTTTGCACGAAATCAGGTTCAAGTAGTTCAACTCGAAGCGACTTATTTTTTCCTTGCAGCACAGGTAGACTCATGTCTGCAGTCTCGAAATATGACTGAACTGCATTCACAGTATTAATGTCAATCTCATTGACTCCTGTTTCGTGCTGCCAAAGCTTGTAGTTGTTGTTTGTGTAGATAATTCGAATGTCACCTGTTTGAGTAACTCGAATATCGCCTGATTCAGTTAGACGAATGCCCGGGTCTAAGTTTGTGCCGTACAGCTTAGAACCTGCAAGTAGTGGCTTTGCAAACTGAGTTGCATATTCACCTGCTGATCGACCTTGGTTTGGCAGTTCAGTGTCATACCATGTGTTCTCTCGAACGTTGTAGATTACTGCATGAGTACACTCTGTTGCGTTGCCTCTTGGATATGCCCACCAGATTTCCCCAAACCTAGGCACTTTCCATGCAAAGACTTTTTGCGAAGCTTCTCTATTAAGACCGTCAAAAAAGTAGTTGATGTTCATTGTGTTTTCGACGTCTCGAACAACACCATTAAACATCAGAAATCGATCAACACCGCACCAGAAGTAGACACCATCATATTCGATGACAGAATTCGGTGAAAGAATTGAGCTTTGCGACGAAATTGTGTCAAACTGAAAGATCTGATTGCCGCCCACATATGAGCATCGAACCACTGCATCTGCTGACCAATACAACCCGGCAGGCGCATTTCCTGGTCCTCCTCGAAGTGGAAGTCCTCGAACAATCTTCTGAGCCGCCACACGAGCATTGCCGGATCCGATCCCTGTCAGATCATACGGATTGCCTGGCACGGACCATCCGATTGACCCATCTGTACCAAATATGGTTAGATATGGGTGCAATACGCAAATGCCTCCAGTGGCCGAGAAGCCTGCAGGCAATACAATTTCTTCAAGTCTTTCAACACCTCGCAGATCACCTACAAAGACTTGCCCTGGTTCTGTGTTGTAAAGAGTTGCATTATTTTTTGCAACTTGAGCAAGAATCTTGTTTGCTGGCTCAAGGCTGATTGCGTCATACAAAACATCAAACTGCCATGCATTGCTCGGGCTAGTCTTAAGAGTAATCGGTGTTCTGTCAAAGACAGCACTTGCATTTCCATTTTGATCTAGCGTAAATCGTTCAAGCGTATTTTCGCTGCCAGAATGAACGTATGTATACCCGTTTTCTGTGTATGTCTTCAGCCCTCGACTTATCTCAGACAAATAGTTGCTAATGACTTTGTAGCCTCCGATCTTACGAGGCAGACCACGCTGAAAGCGAACCCACTGACCATCAACGTAGTAGTCACCTTCAAACCTAGTACCGTCACGTTTAATGCCAGGTTTTGACCTGACAATCAGAGGTGAAGTAGACATTAGAACGTACCCCCAAGAATAGGATCAAGACCAAGATTACTAATTGCTTGACCTGCCGTAACTGCGCCTGTTCCGCCTTGCGAAATCGGGATTGGTATAGAAATACCGCCTGTTTCTGCTGACACAACTTGGTTGCCATTGCAGTACAAAATTGACGAGGATACTTGATTGATAGATATGCCTGAAGCTGTTGCTGTTTTAATCGTGAGCGTATATGCACCAGTCGTTGAGTTTGTTACCCAATACTGCTGAATAGTATTTGGGACAATCACATTTCTATTGCCTGTAAGTACTCCTGTAAATTCATATGCAACTCGATTAAGCTCTGCGCCTGAGAGAACATAATCACCTATACCGGCAACGTCAATTGTCGTATAGTCAAATGCAAAGACTGCCGACTTACCAAGCCCAAGAGTGTAAAACTCAATACCATCAGTCAAGATGATGCATGAATCAAGAGGCTGCAAAACAACATCTAGTTGGTTATCGATAGAGTTTGAGCCTGCAGGCTGAATCGTAAGAGTGCCTGTGCCCGCATTCTTGACTTGAACAAACCAGTTGTCGCCTGCAGTTGACGCAAGAGGCAGTGAGAAGACACCTACGCCTCCGTTCCACAAGAACGTATATGCTCGATCAGGCACCGTAATTGTATGATTGCTTGATAATGTCGTAACAGGCATTGATTGCGATAGCAGCGAACCAAGTGCAATAATGCCAGTACCTGCAAGAGCAGCTGCATTTTGTGCCGAAATAGAAGCACCAAATTGAAATGCACGCCATGAACCTGATGCAGTCGTATTGTTTGTCAGATAAAGCTGCCAAGTAGTACCGGGCGCTGCACTAAGAATCGTTGTGCCGGTTGCATTAGTAACTGTAAAGCTTGCTGCACCAGGGTTATTAAACAGCACACATTCACCAGTTGATACTTCAGTTGCATCTGGCATTTGAAGTATATAGCCATTCACATTAGATGTGACATCCATGATCTTGGCAATTAAGTTATTGCCTGCAGATGTCTCAGTAGGCCATGAAAAGACTGTGATTGGCTGACTTAGCGTAACACTGTCATATGAAACATCCGACGGTGAAATATTGCTACCGCCAAAGATTTGAGTAAATACAGTCATGATTAAGCCTCTTGACGAACCGTTGAACGATCAACAATCTTCTTCATGTCTTCCGTGTTCAGCGAGTCGATAGACATCTGATAAAATTGCTGCCAAATAGGAATGCGCTCATCATTCTTCAAAAATGGCGTTGCTTCAAGTAACGTACCATAGAGAAGTGCATTTGGTGCATAATTTGTTAGCCAATTTTGCTGCATCTCTGAATCAAGCAGCGGGGGCAACTCATAATAGACAATCTCAATCGGGTAATTCTGATCAGGAGTTGCTGCAAATAGCCAGTGCTTATAGTCATAGTCTGCGTAAAAGTCAGGCTGACCTACTGCTGATTGATCAGGCCAGTATGCACGACAATACTCATAGCTACGAGTATAGAGAGTTTTTCGATCATTATTTAGTGGGCCTGTGCCAATATTGATCGAGATAGTTTCTCTCCACCGATCAGGCTTTTGCATCACACAAACATTGGCTTGCATAGTTGTCACAACAACCGTCTGAAAGCCTTGGATCTTGATGTCACGTGCAATTCTGCGTTCAGCAAGATTAATTAGCTTAGGGATTTGTTCATAGACAATTGGATCCGTTGCAGCCGATGAACCGCGTTCCAAGTATCGCTGGACATCAGTCTTCAGCGAATCAAATGTCATTGCTTGTGGCATACTGCTTCTCCGTTAAGCTATCTTTTCGCCGGCATTTAGCTGAGCCAAAGTCTTACCGCCTGTGTATTGAAAGTGAGCCATTTCTCTAAATCGCTTCCAGTCACCAGCCCATTCAAGCCCTGCTGCTTTGCCTAGTTTTCCTACTTCTTGCCAGATCGGATCTTTTGCATCCCACACAGGCTTGCCATTTCGTATTGGCACCACATCAATAGCACACCGATGGTTATGAAAAGACTGGCCAGGTTTAGCATTTGTCACAATCTTTCCAGGCGCTGTTCTGCCTTGCGCATATAGTGCAGCTTGGCTTGCATGGTCACGATAAGTGCTAGTTACCAGCAGATCGATGCCTGCAGCTTTTGCAGCATTTAGAAATGCTTCAACTCGCTTTCTTACAGGCGGTAAAAGCTCTTTAATGTCACGACTATTGATCATCCTTTAGTCACCATGCCTACAAGACCTGCTAAAGCAAGACCAAGAGTGACAATTTGGTCAGCCATTGCCGGTGCAATAGGCACACCAATTGCTGTAAGAAATAGCAATGCACCACGCCAAGTCGAAGGCTCTTTAGCACGATCCAAGATGTATTGTTTCATGATAGCTCCTAAGTAATTACTGCTTGTCTGCTTTGTTGTCAAGCTTTTCAGAAATTTGACGTAGCATGATTTTTACTTCATCAATGTCACGTCGATAATCGTCTTTCTGAACGTACACATGAGGAAGATCAGCAATTCTATCTTCAAGTCTCGTTACAGACTTTGTGATGTTGTTAAGAACCCAGCCACCAAAAAACCCTGCACAAGTAAATCCGATATTAATCAAAAATTGCGGATCCATTATTGCCCCTGAATTACACCAATATTGTTAGAACGAAGTGCATACACAAACAGCACAAGACCAGGTCCACCTTGCCCTGAGATGCTTACATACGGAGGAGTTGCAGTATTTGCCGATCCAACGCCGCCTACACCACCACCGCCTGCACCAATACCACCATTTCCGCCATTGCCACCTTCAGCAATAACAGTTGCTGTACCACCACCGCCGCCACCGCCTGCGCCTACGCCTGTAAACCCTGGTGCATAGGTGCCATTATAGTAGCGAACAAAATACTGTGCGCTATTTAGTGCACCATTGCCGCCATTTGCGCCATTTGCAGGGGCTGACGATTGACTATAAGTACCTGTCCACTGTCCTGCAACCAATGCTGCTGTCGATGACTGCCCTGTAATCGAAAACTGAGTTGGGCTTGTCACTGTAACGACGTAAGCAAGGTTAGTTGAAAGACCCACGAAGCCCAGTCGAATAGTACCTGATGTGCCTGAAGTCGAACCAGTTGTGACAGTAAAGCTGTTTGTCGTTGCTGTATTGACAGTGTACACGCCATCAGCTAATATGCCTGATGTTGCATCAAGATATACAGTTTGTCCTGCAGTGTAGCCGTGTGCAGTTACGTTAATTGTTGCTGTTGTCGAACCTGATGTTCTCGTGTAAGTGCCTGTTTTCAGCGCTGTCAGACCTGTAAACATGATCTTGTCATTTGTTGCAAGACCATGATTTGTAGTCGTTGTGACAACCATCGTAGTCGAGCTTGCAGCTCTAGCTAACGAAGAAACAGATGCGCCAGCAACGATTGTCTTTGAGTTTCGACCACCACCGCCACCACCTGCGCCTGTGCCATCAAGGCTTGACCCGCCTGCCGTAGGTGACGTACCTGCCGTGCCGCCTGCACCACCTGCAACAGACCCAAGACCTCCTTGACCACCAGTTAAGCTGCCTGATGTAAACCCTGCACCAAGAATACCGCCACCACCGCCACCACCGCCAAGACCTGGGCCGCCACCTCCTGCATACGAGATACTTGCCCCACCGCCACCGCCATTAGTTGTGCCCCCACCGCCTGACAATCCGCTAAAAGCAAGGCTTGCATAAGTTGCGGTGCCCCCGGCTCCTGCAGTTGAAGTTGTTGTAGTCCCACCGCCTAAAGCCAGCAAACCTTGTGCAACTGAAGTAGGCGCCGTGTTTGCAGTAAAGTTGACCCATGTCGGATTGCCGGCACTTCCAACAGTATTCGATACAGGGCTTGATGTCAATGGTGCTGCATTAATGTACACTGACTGCCCAACGATCATTGGTGCAAACGGGTTATTGATTGGCGGTGCAAATAGATATGCTGTACTTCCGCTACCGCCTCCGCCTTTACCTGCAGATGCAACAACCGATGAAGGAGTACCTCCACCGCCAATACCTATAAACATACCCATGCCATTGTAGTCAGCAGGCACAGTAAATGTAGTATTTACTCCTACATACGCATAGTACCTGAGACGAGATGGGTATGTGATATTGCCTGAATTGCCACCTAGATTTGCAGGCCCATAAGCTACAACAGCACCTGATGTAACAGACGTATTTCTGACAAATGCATGAGTGACATAAAGCGGATCTGCGCCCAACACTCTAAGCGTTGCACCATTTAAGTATGTCGATGCTTTTGTTGAGAACTGCGACGTAAATCCACCATATAAATACACAGGCGTTGAGATTGTCAACATTCTTCGCATTGCAGATGAGTCAAACTGCTTAATTGCCGCAGTTGAGTTCATCGATGACGACAATGTGATTGTAGAAGTTGGGTTTGAAGAACCAACATCTACGTCATCAAGCACGATTCGTCTAATCTCTAAGCTTGGCTTACTAATCGTGAGTGACAGCGTAGAGGGCGCCGAGACTGGCTTATATGTAAAAGTCTCTGCGCTTGAAACATAAGTCGGCGAACTTGAAAAGAGCAATGACGTTTTTGTCGTAAAGCTTGCAGACTCAAAATTAATAGTACCTGAGAAGAACTGAAGAATTGAAGCAGTTGCAACTGAAGAGCCAAAATAGCCTGTTGCATCTGAGAAATACATCGTTGCATTTGCACAATTAAACGTACTATTTATAAATGTCTTTGTTGTAGACGCACCTGAAAATGCTATACCTGTTCCGCTACTTGCAGTGGCTGTTGCAGTATGAGAAGTGTCTGTAACATTGCACTGATAAAAAATTCTAAGTGCGCTAACTTGACTTGTACCGAGGTTTACAGTTGAAGAAGGCAAATAAGATGCTGTATAGCCTAGCGATGCAACATCACCAAAGAAGAGACTGCTTTGAGACGTAACATTCTTAAAGACACCCGATGAAGATGTCGTAAATGGTGCAGCAGAAAGAGTTAGCGGACCAGCTACAGACAAGTTATTTGAGCCTGCAAACTCAACACTGCTTGTCCCTAGAATTGCAAACCCGCAGCTAATTAGGGTCCCGCCAGGGGGTGTAAATGTGGTTGCAGTTCTAGGCGTAAGTGCAAGAAGATCTAAAGTAGTCCCTAGAAAATTGCCTATGTAGCTAGAAAAATCAAATGTTTCAGTGACAACAGCAGTGCCTGTAATCGTCAAATCACCTGCAAACCCATTTGATGTAATGGTTTTGCCTAAGAATCTACGATTATTAGTATTGAGAACAGCCACGGCACCATTTGTAAGCACGACATTGTCATGAGCCAGTGGTGCAGTTGCACCAGGTGTCAGTGGTGATGACGTTGCCGACCAAGCCGATGTCGAATCCCAGTTAAATGTACCTGAAGCAACTAGATAGCGCGTGACTGGGAACGGGAATGTGATCCCACTATTTCCACCTGCATCACCTGCAGACAAAGAGAATAAGTTCCATGGTGTACTATTTGCAGCAGTAATGTCGCTAAAGTCAATGCCTGTTGTGATATTTCTTGCGCTACCTGCAGAGATTGTGCGAGGAATTCCAATATAGTCAGAGCAAACCGTAAGACGATTCACAATTGAATTAGGCAACAGATTTAAGCGAAGCGATGCTGTATTTCCTGTGACAGTAAGATCTGTACCTAATTGCAAGTAAGCAGTTGGTGATGCCGAACCTGTGCAGCTAAAATTAGTAACGGTAAGCCCTGAAGAACTGTTTGTGTTCTTGATGAAGCTTGCCGGGCATGCTGAAAAGATTACCGAATAGAGAGTATACCCACCGTGGTCAAGAGTAATCGAACTATCATAGTTTCCTGAAATAGTGACGACAGAAGTGTTAGGCGTGATTGTATAGCCAGGCGTTAAGTACATCGATCGCTGAAGACCGACTGCTAATGCACCCGTAAATACAATATTTCCTGTGTAATGCAGGAAATCTGTAATGCCAGAAATTGCGCCAGAGAATGTAACCGTGGCTGTAGAACTAACTTCAATATATGAGCTGCCTGCAGGAGAAATATTGCCAGGTCCTGTGATACTAGAACTAATTGTGATACTGCCTGCACCTCTAAATATACAACCATATGACGATGAACCAGTTCTTGAAGCCATCGTGATTGCATTAATTGTACTTGTACTACCTACATCAATGTCAACATCATCAACAAGGATTCTATCTGCGCCTTGTAGAGTAATTAAGCCTGATTGAGTTAGTGCGCCTGAAAGTACAACCTTATACGAGTTTACTGTAAGCGCAGGGCAAGTAAGACTTGCTGCAGTAACATCAAACTTTAGCTTACCTGCAGCTGCACCAACTACAGGTGATCCAGTAAATGTTACGGCGGCTAGTGGTGTATTAATCTCAAATGCACCGAATGCCAAGTTTGCTGCATCCCAGTTGCAAGAAACATTTCTAAGCGCAACAACAGTTGCTACAGAAGAATTAATGATTAGCGGATTGTCAGGAAGAATGTATGAAGAATTCCAGCCCAAAACAAGCCCGCTTGTTGAGTTAAATGACAAACCTCCTGCGCCTAGGTTATCAACTTGAAGTCTTGCAATGCTGTGATTACTTGTGCCTAGCGTAAAATTAACAGTCCCTGTGCTACAAATTTGTACACCGCATCTATCTGTTGCAGATGTGCCTGTTGTAAGTAGACCAGAGACAGTAATATTCCCAACTGAAGCATTTGGCTGCCCAATAGAAAAACCAATGTATGGGTCGATACTAGTGCCTGATACTGTAATCGCTGCAAATGAGACTGATGAGCAATAGTTTAAGTAGTTCGTCCCTGATATAGTCCCTGAACTATTCGTAATAGTAGTTGCACCCGCAACAGCAAATGTACCTGAGTTAAATGCGGTAAGTCGAGTACAGGCGAGCGTGCTTGTAATGCTTACATTACACTGACCATACGTAATGACTTCTGTAAATGCGCCAGTCCCAATTGCAATTGATGCAATCTGGTATGTAACGCTTGATTGTCCATCAAGTACAATAGTTCCGTCATATGGTATCGTTGCAAGTGTACCGCCAAGGGTAATTGCACCGGTCGTTACATTCCCGGTATTGCTTGAATAACCAGTAACTGATTTTGCAGTAATGGCACCAGTCGTTACTGCACGAGAGTTTTGGAAGTAAACTTCACCTCGTACAGAAGTGCTAAGTGCTGAATATGTGACAGTAGGCGTCCCTGAGAAAGCAGCACCTGTCCAAATGAGCACTTGCGGTCTAGTTGTAGCATTTGTATCTACAAGCGTAATCGCACCAGTAACACTTACTGCACCTAGTGATTCTTCACGATAGTAAAGATCGTCAATACCTGTACCTGTATATGTTAGACTAATTGCTCCGCATGTAAATCCAGGGTATCGAATCCAGACCGTAAGCGCAGTTGCTGAAGAGCCTGTAATCGACGTAAGTGTAAGCGTTGGAAGAACTGAATAACCAGGCTGCGTCTCAACGTAGAAATTGCCATTACAAGTCACTGCGCCTGCAGTGAGATTACATCCGCTCGGCAAAAGCATCTGAATGCTACCAGATGCAGTAAGTGTTCTAAGAGTTTGTGCACCAGATGCAGTTGGGTAAATCCGAATGTTTGGTGCATTAAGCGTTTGAGTAGCGCCTACAGTAAACGTTGTAGAACCTGATCCGTTGGCGTAGCCGATCTCAATGTAGTTGTCGGCATTGATGATTGATGTACCTAGCGTCAATACCACCGAAGAATATGATGGAATCGCATTGAACCCATTTCTAACAGTAAGCGTACCTCCTGCAGAGAATGTTCCCCCAAAGATAAACAGGTTGTTGTATGTTGAAGCTGTAAGCGCACCTGTCGACAATGTGCCTGATTGAAGTCGCAAATCCATGTAGTCAGTTGACGACTTATAGAAGTTTGCATTTGTGGTCAGTGTAAATGTCGCTGTTGAGCCTGAAATAGGCCCCAAGTACATCGTCGTTGACGAAATACCAGCTGCGCCTGAGACGTTTACGTTAATTGTCACTGATCCGGAAGGCGCATCAGCAAAAAGCTCAAGCCCGTACAGAGTAGCAGATGCACCTAGCGTAATTGCGTATGAAACACCGGATGTTGCATACGTAGTAATGCCTACTCCAAACCCGCCTGTCAAAGAGTTTGCAAAAGTTGTGTCAATACTTACTGACTTACAGCCTACATAACCGCCTAGAGAGCAGCTACCGCTATTTACGTTAAAAAAGACATCGTCTGCATTTGTCGGCACAGACGCCCCTGGGGCACCACCACTAGTTGCAGCCCAGTTGGCGGTATTCGACCCGTCCCAAGTACCGCTACCAACCCAATACCTGTTTGCCATAGTTATGCGCGCTTAATCTTAAGAGTGAGAGTCACGCTAGTGACAGCAGATGCAGTGTTCACTGTAAATCGCAAAACGTCATTTGCAGCAATTGATGTTGTCCAACCAGTAAGCGTTGAATTAGTTGACTTTTGGGCAGCAGTAAGAGTAGGCGGTGCAGATGCTACAATTGAAGCAAGACTTCCTGGAAACCCTGCATAAGATGACTTTGAAATTCCTACGACAAAATTGCCTACTTGATCTGCAACTAATGATGCTTCTACAATTGTGCCTGCAAAAGGCACTTGCATATCGCCTGCAAAGCCTGTCAAAATTGGCGATCCAGCACCAGAGAACAAGAATGTCAAGTTTGAATATTGATCAGTCCAGACAGGTGGTGCATCGCCTTGAGAAATAAGAGCTTGACCTAGCGTGCCATAGTTTGACGCACCATTAAATGCAAGACCGCCTAATGCAGTAACTCGTATTTTTTCAGACCCATTTGTACCAAGTGCTAGATAACCAGCAGCACCTTCAACACCTACAATTGTTGCTTTTGCTGTACTAGCAGTGGCGCCCCATGAAATTGTCTTTGCAGTCGCATTGACACCAAACATGATACCTGTTTGAATATCAACATTTCCTGCTGAGATATACAGCGCAAGCCCTGACCCATTATTTGCAATAGTGAGCGCTGGTGATGCATCATTTACAATAATGCTAAATGGGTCAGTCGGGTCAACACCACCTGCAGACAGTAGAACAACATTGTTCGTACCATCAAGAGTATAGAGTTTTCGATCAGTGACGTTAACTGCAAGTTCACCAATAACTAACTGACCTGCTGAAGGTGCAACGCCTGCAGCTGCACTAAATCGAGTGACGATTGTGGGCATTTATACCTCCAAAGGCGTGTCAGGCCTTGTAAATCTGAGTGAGACATCTTCTGTTTGTCGTGCAGGCAACCGATAAGGGTCAAGATCATCAAGATCTTGTCTGCATACTTTCAACCCAGGGCTATTTGGGTCAGAATAAAGGTCATCAAGCGACATCTTTCTACTGCATCGATCACAAATACCGATGCCATATGTTGTCTTACCTGTTGGATCGTACCAGACGCTCATCGTGTATACACCGCAATGTTAGGTGTGAAGTAGATCGGTGAATTGTCACGTTCTTCCATCTCTGCTTCATTCAGCGATCGAGTCGCCTTCTGATCAAGAACCATGAGCAAACTCGGATCAACTTCAGGAAGTTCTTCGGCAAGTCGTGCCGCCAACTGATAGACGATTGCTTCAAACCATCGCTGAGGTACTTCAATCTCTTCAGTGAGCGAACCGACATCCATAATGTACCGCTTCACATACGTCACTACTTGTCCGAGCGCATTTCCTGCATCAGGGACAGGCCAGATATACATCACCGGCTCATTCAGAGTACGATCAAGCCAGAATTGCAGCGGCCGACCTTGGAATGTCTTGTTAGGCAGATTCGAGTAGCTGTCTCGATTCAGACGAGCCATCACAATTTCTCGAGGCGTATTTCCTACAAGAACTTGAGTCTGCAGCAAAGACCCAGTAGATGCTCG